TTCCGACATATGCACCACCACCATCCGTCGCCTGACCTGCGGCATCCACCGCAATGTCTGACTGGGATGCTGCGATCGCACCACTTGCCTGGACGAACCGATACATGAACCCGTCACTGCCCTTCTGCTGAGTGTTCACCTCAAAGTCAGGAGCAGGCCAACCATCAACTCCACCATCGGAATTGATTAGCTGTCTGCGATCAGGGTCAATGGCACCGATTCGGCCTTCGGCTGTTGCTAGATTTACCACGTTAAAATCTCCTTGTTAAAAAGAGCCGGCCCGGAACTGCGACCGGCTGAAGCGTGAGCCGTTACGCGCCGACGAGCCTGCCTTGATACCGTGAACCACTAGACGTCAGGTTTCCAGCCCAAGCGAGGATTTGCACTTCTGCATCCTGGTTGGTAGAGTACCGACGATTCGGGGATAGCGAGACCATGTTTCTGTCACTGTGAGGGCGATAGAAGATGTACTCGCAATTCAGGAAGTATGCGGTGCTCGCTACTGCGTTGCCTCCGATACCACCATCAAGGACTACATCTGCGTCGAAGAACTTAATTGACGGGAACCCTGCATCACCCTGTGCGGGGGAATTGAATCGCTGTTGTGCCTGAAGGCTGGCAACATAGATTTCCCAGAACAGGTTGTCCACCATGATCAAATCCGGCCGGTCGGAACCGCGAATCTGTGATGCCCACAAACTGTTCATTTCCTGCTGTACGTTCGCTGCGGTGACAGTGACAGTGTTCACCTGGGAGCGCCAGAAGGTAAAGGTGGCTCGATCAATTCCGCCGTATGTTCCCGTAGTCGGGTCAACTGGTACGGCAGCGTCCAAGCCGGTGATTTCCTTACCGCCGGAGCCAGTACCATCAGAGTACAGTCCGTCGGAGATAAGGTTTGCGATTGTTGATTCTGCTACGCCCAACCGACCTTCCATCAGGTCAATCATGCGCTCCCTGCCTGCATTTTGCAACATCTCCAGGCCAGAGATGACAACGGGAACCGCTGCCTGTTTCCAATCGTACTCAGCAGCACTGAGCACATCGGACACGCCCACAGGTAAGAGGTCGTACCCCGAATACCAGCCTTGGTTCGCATTCTCAGCAAACGAAAGTTCCTGCAAAATCTTGACACCACCACTGGCTGTCTTGATTTTGCCCTTCGCGCTAAGTCTGCTCAGCAAAGCATTGTTATCGGTTACGTTGTCAGCAATCTTGCGTGTACGACTGTCAATCGTAGTAGCAATAATGTCGCTGATATTTGGGAAAGGCATTATTCTTTTCCTCCAAGTTAAGTGTGATTACGCTTTCGGCCACTTGGGGAAATCTGCCTGTGGGGGCTGAGAATTCCTAGTTCCTCATTCACGCATAGGATAGCATATAAAGGGGTGGGATTGCAAGCACTCAGTGTTCGACACCTCCAGTTTGCTCATCCCAGAGTTGCTCCATGGTTCCACGGACTGTCTCTTCTCCACCACCGGGGGCTCCTCCTGCTCCTGCGTTAGGAGTTCCCCTGATGCTCGCCGCAGCATTACGTTTACGAGCCGCTGCCGCAGGATCAAGTTTTCCTGCCGCCGCCGCTTTTCGTTGCGAAAGTATAGGCCCAATATCGGGATGCGCCCCGGCTGCTCGTTCATAGGCCTCTTCCATAGTCATTGCTCGGCCACGATTAGCTGACATCTCCAGCAGGTCAGCCATATCATCCCGTAAGTCCTCATAGAACTCACTGTGTGCTGTTGCGAAGGTTGCAAGCTCTGTCGCAGCTTCAGCCCCAACAACTTCGTTGCGGGTTTCCTGCTGCTGATGAATTCCCCCCATGAAGTTATGTATCGGGGCCAACCTCTCATCAATGGAAGTAAGGAGGGCAGCGTTGGGGTCGTCGGTAACAGGCTGACCCGCCATGATCTGGTCAAGCATACTGATGTCCACACCATACTCATTTATGATGTTAAGGATTACCTCAGCCTTCCGAGCCGGACTACCCTGTGTGAGCTGGGCTGCTGTAGACATTAGATTGTGGATAGCTTCAGCTGGAGTACTCCCCTGAGCCTGTATAAGACTTTGGAATGGAGCTACGGTCCGGTAATATTCGTCCGCCACCTTTCTAAAACCTGCCGAGTCGTTAAGGACTTTGTTATGGTCAGCTTCTCGTCTGGCAATTTCGTCCTGGACCTCGGGGTGTATGTCCTTCCAGTGCTCACGTATTCCAGGCTTCCAGGAAACGGGCGCTTGCGGACCATCACCAAGTGCTCCATCATCTCCTCCGGCATCGGCTGAAATAGGAACTGGTTCACCAGCCGGGAGTTCTTCTCCTTTTGGCTCAGGCTCTCCTCCTTGTGGTTCTTCTTTTCCTCCGGCGTCTGCCTGTCCCTCGGCTTCTCCCTCGGGGGCAAGCCCCAAGGACTCCGAGGCGTTTTCCGGGGATCCCCCTGTTTCTTCTTGTTCTTCACTTTCAGCCTCCTCGTACGCTGCTGTCATAGCTTCACGCATTGAATCGCCACTCATGGTCGTTCTCCTAAGTGATAGAGGGTTTCTTTTATCGCCTCTATTCGTTCTTCTTTTCCAGTCTTCCCTAGATAGAAATCATCGCGCTTGTCCTGCCCTGATTTCCAATCTTGGAAGTGGCCGTCTGTGGTTTGTTCCACATTATTTCGTTTGTTATGCTCATGTAACTGTTGCTTGGTACTGATAATACTCCCGTCAATAGGTGACTTAAAGGTACTGTCAACTCGCAGCTCAGTGGGGAGGCGGGGCCGGGACGTAATCTCGACCATACCATCCTTCGTTTGCCGCCATGTTCTAGTCGTCACTACCATTCCCCATCTTCGTTTCCGTACTTGCTGACGCAGTCTTCTTAACCTTAATCTTATTTTCAGTGCTGTGGTCATCCTCAACCATAGCCGCTTCACTCTGGGCTACTTCGCCCTGTATAGCGGCCATCATTTCAGCCTGTATAATCTTAAGCTGAGCCTGAAGCTCTGCCAGGATTTCCTTGGTATCGGCCTGGAACTTGGCAGCTTCCATCTCCATGTTGTTCTGATGCTTCTGCTGCTCCAGCTCTGCGGCGGCTTCTGCCTTCGCTGCCTCTGCTGTTGCCTTGATCTCTTCTGGAGACGGTGGCTCTTCCTCTGGCGGAGCATTCTTCTGCTCCTCCGCAGCCTTCTGCATATTTTCAATAGCCTCGTCCAGCACACCCTCAATCTCACGGCTACCCTTGAACCCTGCGACCGCCCACTTGAGCATCGATATAAGGGTGGGAGCAGCACTCGGGTCAAGCTGAAGTAATGGGATGGAGGACTGCAGGAAGGTGGATACGGACTGGATAAACTCACCCCGCTCCTTACGCATCTTGTCGTAGTCCACCATAGCTACAGACTCGGGCCTAATTTCAATGCGCCATGCTGCCTCTTCTGGCGCCTTAATGAGCTTAACAGCAGACTCTATGAGCTCCTGGTTCTTACCATCAGCAGTCCGTAGGATATTAGACTCCTTAACGATGGTAGTAGCCTCAAAGTGCTTACTGATAACCTCTGCCTTCAGCGTCATCAGATCACTGGCAAACCTTGCGAAGTCCTCCTGGAGTGCCTGTACTCGTATGCTGGCAAAGGTCTTCTTGCTGTCAGAAGCCGAGGCCGTCTCTCGTGATGGACCAGAGGCACCCCGTACGATGTCTGACATACCTGTCACCTCGTACAGCAGAGCCATAGCGTCACTACGCATTTCCACCAGCTTAATTAGAGCCTCAACCATATCACCAATAGGGAGCCAATCCACCTGACCGTCCAGCCCTCCCTTCTCGGAGAACTTGGCCCAGTTCTTCATTGGGATCAGGTCGTTCTCAAAGCCCTCCTCCAGCATACGCTTCACGCCCTCGTTGGATTCGTCATATACTCCAACGACTCTCACCGCAGTCGTTATGATGCCAATACGCGTCTCTAGTTGATCTATCTCGTTATATAAGTCTTGAGCGATGACAAAGTCCGGCTGCGGCAAGAGAAGATTTGATGTACAGTTGGCGAGCATTGGCTCCGGGCAAGGCCAGAATCCGTATAGCTTCAGAGGATCCCTCTTCTTGTCCATGATACGCTCAAAGCCTTTTGACCACCAGTAGACAGTCTTATCTTTCTTGTTCCATATCTCCCACACTTCAGCCCGGTCCCAAGCATCCGCTGTTTCATCAGATGTGAGCCGGCTTTCAACTACGTTGTTGACTGTCTTGTTCTTGTATATGAGCTGATCGCCCACAGTCTTACCAAAGCGAGTAGTGGCCTCATCTTTAGTAAGGAAGGCGCGGAAGGCAATCCATGGTACATCAGTCCATGTTCTGGCCCAGCCCCACCTGAAGTCATCCCAGTGGACATAGTCTACCGGAGCAGCTTCCCTTACCAGCTTCTCTTCTGTGTACGCCTCAGCTTGGATTATGTTATCGTCACTCACAACCTCTGCGTGGTCGATATCTTCCATCTCTACTTCGTAGCGTACACGAGCGATACCAAAGCCGGGGAGCAGCCTGTCATCAAGCGCATACTGGAGGCTAGACTTATAGTCGTCCCCGCTGACCTCCATACTGGTGTTCAGTAAACGATTAAGAATAAGGGAGCCAACACGAGCAGGGTCATCGTCAGCATCAGCAAACCTACGAGTAACGTCAACCTTCGGTGTGGATCCATAGAGCAGGCTCCTTACAGTGTTGATGTTAGAGTTGAACAGGTTGATCCGGAACATATTGCCACCGGAACTACTGTCATCATCGGTGTAACCTTGGCTCCCCTGCATACCACGACGATCAGCATAGCGAGCCTGAATTTTCTTTCCCTGTTTGTGCCACCGGAGAACTCGCTTGTTAGCGGCATTCATTTCAGTGGACCACCTTCGGTACCAACCTCCGGGGGTATTTTTGAAGTCCTTCTTACCCTTGATCGGGGTATTGTCTGCTGCGAAGAACTGTTGTGCTGGAGAAGACTCTGTCATATCCTTGCCCTATTAAACCGAGGACGTCCTAACGCCCTGTCGTGGTGCAACTTTTCCAGAGTAAACCCGGGAGGTTTGTAATTCCCCTCGGCTAAAATCTGGCGTACATTTTTCGTTTCTATCTTTTCCTTTGCTACTAATGCGAGATATCGGAAGCTATCAGCCGGATTTGACGACCAGTCATGCACCGGCTTCTCACTGAAAGACTTCGTTACTTCGCTATAACTCCTTCTGTAGGCCCGTAGACCTTCAATACCCTCACCGCACTTTACCTGATCAATATAGCAATGAGGGAGTATAAACCGAACAGCATCAATGCCATGCTGGACATCAAGCCGAGGGACAATATCGATGGGAAATTCTTGATTTCCATCATCGTTGCGCTCAGCCAACCATTGTTCAACTGTGGTGCGCCCGGTTTGGAGGCTCTTTGCTTTGGCGTCGTGCGGGAGCCAGATTGTTTCGTAGTCATATCCTTTACCTCTGAGTAAGTTGAAGTAGAACGGGAGGGCTTCACTGTGGTGTTCTTCGTAATCGATGACGGCAATGCCGTCCGGTCTGTGTTGCCAGAACCACCACGCCGAGGAGTCAGTATATCCAATATCAGCGGAAGCGGAAACCGGGAAGTCGGGGTCATGGCGGACGACCCCGATTTGAGGGCCTCCTGGCTTGCCGTCAATGCGACCGACTTCCATGAGCGAAATTTGTTTCGCATAGTACGTTCCTATTACTGCTGCTTCAAAGGAGCATTCGAGCTCCTGTGCATACTGAGCCTCAGACATCTGGGCTCGCATTTCGTCAAGCTCTTCCTGTGGCAGAACACAGCCAGGATCACTAGACTTAACTTCTAAATAGTACCAGTTAGATTCTCTTTTAGCTCTCTCCCTAACTTGCCAAAAATGATTCTTTCCTTTAGGTGTCCCAATAAAGACAGCCCACCCCTTGCGATCTGCCAAGCAGGGGAGTACAACTTCACCCCAAAGGGATGGTCGGCAATCGCCAAACTCGTCCAGGATGACCCCGTCAAGATAAAGACCACGGAGAGCGTCGGGGTTATCTGCACCGTAAAGGGTGATCTTGGCCCCGTTAAAGAGCTCAACAGAGAGCTCAGATTCTTTAACCTTAACTGCCGAATCTTGCGTTGCCTCTTTGAGATACATCCAAGCAACGTCCTTGGCCTGACGATAGTACGGAGCAATGTACGCATAGCGAGCGTTCTTCTTTGGTGTGTATAGAGCTCGTGTGTGGAGGTCGTTGATGCAGCCAACCGTCTTGCCTCCTCGTCTATGGAAGACGATACAGGCCCATCGCTCTTTACGGGCGTGGAACGGAAGGAATTGTTTCCGTGGCTCATAGTATACCTCAATATTACGGGCCAAGTTCGGCCTCCAGTGCCGCTATCTCTGCATCCAGTCCAGGACGTTCAGTATCCTGCCTGTCACGCTCGCTCTTCAATAAGCGGAGGGTCCGGCGTTTAGCTTGCCGGAACATACGCTGAGAGTTAGTAACATCATCCCAGTTATCGTATAGAAGCTGTGGGAATGTTCCAGCATCGAGTTGACTGCCATCATCCTCAGCCTTCTGAGCTAAGAAAGATTCAATATTCGTTTTCTGTTCAGGTGTAAGGGGCATCGTGTCCTCCAGTGTAGCATAGTATATAAGGTCGTACCATCATATGTTAGCGTTGAAATAGCGTAGCATCGGTCCGCGCCTTCCCTCCGGTCCAACTTTAGCTGGGAGCAGAACATTGGCCCATCGGCCCGATGTCCCTGCTGTTACATTAGTCCAATCAATATGACAATTTAGCTCATCACCAGAAGTGCGGTAAGGAGGTATGGCAGTTACCCGAATAATATAAGAATCACCTGCACGAATATGGTCAATTTCAGCCCACGGGAACTGGCCTGTTCCGTCAACCCCTAAATTATCATTTCGTACTGCCACTAGAAGTCCTCCCGGTCAGCTTGAAGCCTGTACGAGCCATTATCCTGGGCGACTGCTCCATCATCAATCTCCAGAGTGACCGTTGTATCCTGCCCTCCAGCAAATGGTGAATTATCAATCTGCCTGATCACATAACTTCCAACAGTAAACGCCCGATAGACATTCACAGCAGCAGAGGCAAAA